CTAGTGCTTTATGGCGGAAGTCTGCACTTCTTCGGGTGAGTGTGCCGCGGATTGTGACCAGACTCGCTCAGATATGCGATCGAACGGCGAAACATGCTCGTCCGGCTCGATATGTGCATAGCGCATTGTGACCGTGACGCTGGAATGGCCAAGCGCATCACAGATGTCCGCTATGTCGACACCCGCCATCCGCATCCATGTCGCGCAGGTATGACGAAGATCGTGGAACCGAAAGTTTGCCAGCGCTGACTTGCGCACGGCAGCCTCCCAATCCTTCCTGAAATTGGTGGTGTCGAACACCTTCCCTTTGCGCTCTGGTCGGGTGGACAGCGCAGCCCTGATATTGGCCGGCATCCGGATCGTATGGCGCTTGTTGCCCTTAATCGTCACCGTTATCATGCCGCTGGATAGGTCAACCTCTTTCCAGTCCAGTTGCAGCAAGTTGTTCTTGCGCAATCCGGTGCTGACAGCGACCTTGACGATAAGGCTTAGTTCCTTGCCGCACACTGCCAGCAAGCGGTCGTATTCATCGCGGCTTAAGAAGCGGGTGCGTCCGTCCGGTTCCTTCGCCCGCAGTTCCTTCCATGCCAGCGACGGTATTTGCTGGCCGTGAATCTGCTGCGCGTGGCGTAGGGCGGCTTTGAGATACGCGAAGTCCCGATTGACACTATGGGCCTGCAAACCTTCGCCTCGGCGCTTTGCACGGTAATCTAACAGGCCTGGGTTGGTGATGTGCATTATCGGCGTGTCCTTGCCGAGTATGCGCCGCAGCGCGTCCAGCTTTACCAGCGTGGCTTTATGCGAAGTCTTGTGCTTGGCTTTCTCGCTCCAGTAGGACGCAAAGCATTCATTGATCGTCCAGCGATCTTTCGGAATCGCGCGGTGCCTGGCGTCGTGTTCGGCCTGCGCCTCTACTTGGCGGGCTTCGCGCTTGCTCGTTTTTTCAGTGCTGCCTCGAAATCGCAGACCGTCGACTGTGATCGAGTACCACCAGAACGGGGAGCCTTCGCGCTGGTAGAGTGACATTCTCGCGCCTTTTCTATGAATTGTGTCAGGTCCGATTCGGTGTAGCGTATGGTGCGACCAAATCGCACGTATGGCAACGCGCCCTCCTGGCGGGCCTTCCGCAAGGTGCGTGTGCATACCCGCAACGCCTCCGCTGCTTCGTGCTCTGTCAGAAGGGCCGGACTCATCCTACCGCCCGCTTCATCAACCGAGGCCAGCGCTCACCCATCGGCCTGTTCCATGCTGGCGCGGATTGGTGGTCCGAAGAATGTGGTGCGCTTCATACCGTATCCCCTGCCTTGGCATACATTCTAGCCCGTTCCCGCTCCATCCCTCTGCGCTCGGCTGCGATGCGGTGGGCTTTGAAGGCTCGGGTTGTATCGTCCCAGCAACGAAACGTGCCACTTTTATGGTATCGAATGGCCAGCATATCCAAAAGCGCCTTGGCAGCATCTCGATCCCCCTGCGTAACCCTCTCGGCATCCCCCGCGATCAGCGCGGCGCTGTCTGTCTTGTCGGTCATGACTGCTCCTGCTTCATTGGGCGCAATCCGCCACACCACTCCGGCGCAGAACAATGGAACAGCCCCGTAGAGCGACAATCAGGGCAGTATAGCCCCGATGGATTATCCACCTTTGGTGCGTCGTTTGATGCGATAAGGCCAATTAGATAAGCCCACGGCTTGAGGTCTGTCTTGTCGGTCATGGTTAAGCACCCCAATCATTCAGAAGGTCAGATTGTAGGGCTGCACACCCCCTGCTTATGTATAAGGTGTTCCTGTCTTGAATATCCGTTTGCGTCATATAGGACGCGCTGGCGTTGCCGGTTACGTCAACAAACGCAAATACCACAGCGACGGGGGCGCTGGAGGTTTCCGTAAGTTCGTCGTACCTGGTTGCAAGATAATCAAGAAACGCCTGCTTACCTTCAGAGTGCGTTACATTCGGGCGAATGGGTCTAACTCGATCAGTGTCGGTCATGGTGTGGGGCCTTTCGGTGCAGCGGGAAGCGGTTGCCAGTGGGTTGGAATACGCCCCATGTCCCAGCCCCTTCTTTCGAAACGCTGGAATGAGTTGACCGCCCAATGTTCTGCCCAAAACCCCTGCTTGGGATAGTAGAGCAGCACTTCCGTTCCATCCTTTGGGGCTGTCTCAATCGGTTGCCAGCCTATCTCTGCCCGCGCATCTGTGAGTTCGGCCTGTAGTGCTGTGAGGGTGTCGGCGGGGGTATCTTCCGATAGAACAAAAAGCATTTCGCCAGCCCGCTTGAAATGTGGGTTGTGTTTGCAGAATGTTCCTAGCGTCATAGTAGGTTCCATGACTTGTGCAGACGCAAGGCTTTCGTAAAGCGCTTCAACAGCCTCTATCGTTTTTTCCATCACGCGCCCCCATGCGAGCGAGGCCCGCGCAATGCAGGTTCTAGCGGCATCCAAAGCGTTGGTTCATCCTCGAAAGCATGGTCCCACCAGCCTTCATATCCTTCTGGCCCCACTTCATAGTAGCCCGCGCAATACCTTTCGGACTCCTGATCTGCACGGCCTGCCGTGTAAAGCAGCACAATTGTCCCATCCTTCGGCGCGGTTTCTATCGGTTGCCAAGTCATCACAATCCTCCATGTCCAGTTGGCCCGCGCAATGCAGTGACAGGACCGCCGCCCGTGATCCTATTGACCACGATCCAGCCCCAGCCCGTCAGCAAGGCGCGGCTTTCGTATTCGTCCGCCTCTAGCCGTGTCGCAGGACCGCCCCGTTCGGGATATGCGGCCCACTGGTGGCCTTCATCACGCAAGACTACACGAGTGCCAGCGGGGAGGTTGTAAGGCGCTGGCTGTGGTTCGCCGCTCGGGCGGTTGGTGGGTGGATTATACATTTGCTGTCTCCGGTGGAGCTGGCAGTGGCATCCAGTGGGTAGCGTCATGCCAAAGAGCAAAGCGCCCCTGACTGTTCGATGTGCCGGACCAGACCTTCAAGGCCCTGTGCCAGCGCGCTATAAGGTAAGAGGCTTCCGAGTGCTTGAAGCGGTCGTCGTAAACCACGATCCACGTTCCATCCTTCGGCGCTGTCTCTATCGGTTGCCAATCCATCACTTCACTCCTTCGGCGGGGTTTATCTCCGTGATGTGCAGGCCACGCGCTTTGAGTTGTTCTCGAAACTCCTTGGCCATGTCGGGGGTAGCTTTGTCTTTCGACTGCCACGCTAGGTGCCACACCGCGCTGGCAATCTCGTCTATCGGATCAACAGGCGGCTTGAGTGCGTCCAGTGCGGCGAGGATGTGTATGATGGCGTTGTTTTTCCTAGCGCTGTAGCATGTGCAATCGTCTTTGATTTGCCGCAAAGCACACCCCATCCGCTCGACCAACTCCGGCGGATACTTCGCTGCGGCTTCCTTCTCGGCTATGAGGGTGGCGAGGGCTAGAACATCGGTGCCAGTTCCATGATGCGACACGCTCCAAAACTGCCCGTCCGCTTCCGCATTCAACCGGTCGCAAGCTTCTTTCAGGTGCGCATCTGTAACTTCGATCACGATACTTTCCTTTCAAGCAACCTGGCCCACAAGGAAGGCCGGTCCATGCCCACGATGGGGCGGCAATTATTGTTCCGAATAGCTGCATCCCTGCGGCGGGGTGGCTGTGGGGACCAAGGGGCGGGGTTCATGCGTCACCTGTGGCTTTGGCGATTGCGGCGCGGGCCTTGACGACCTGTGACAACGGCGGCTCAAGTTCACCACGAAGGGATGCGAGCGCGTCAACGCAGCGTTCCAGAGCCTCAAGCAATTCAGGTGCGGCTGCGATCAGGCGGGCGTTGGCTTCAATTTCCGCTTCCGGCTTGCGTTCTGCTTCGTCTCCGCAGGCAATGCCGAATATCAAGCCGCCGTTCTCGCGTTCAAGGATTGCGCCAAAGCCGAACTGTGGTGGGTCAAGAACCCAAGGCCCTTTCGTATGCTCACTCACTTCGAATTCCTCTCAATTATTTCACAGTAATCCAGCCAACCGACGATTACGGAGTCGATCACAACGGCAACGGCGGCGATGGCAACAAGCGCAAAGAGCGCGGCTATGAGGGTGGTTAGTGAAGGGATCGGGCCAAGGTCAGCATCGAACGTGAACAGCGCGAGGATTGCGGCGACACTCACTCCCCGTCACCCAGGTCAGCGAACGGATCCGCGTCGTCATCCGAGGACAATTCCAACCGCCGCGCCTGCAATGCCGTTTCGTACTTGGCGTGAAGGTCGGGCCGATCGTTTGCCAGGTCAGCCAGCATGTCGGACTTCGAGGCCACGTAGGCGTCCAGCTTTTCGACATCGGGAGCCCGGGCAATCGTAGCGATGATCTTGTCCGCGGCGATTGCCGCCTTGTCCTCTTGGGGCTCTTGGGTCTGAACCTTCAAAGGCTGCACCGAATAGGGCGCGCGCTTTCCACGAGTTGCGGTCAGGGCCAGTTGCATCGGCTTCTCGATGTCGGAAAGGTGACTGACACGAATGCCGCCCACTTCCATGCCGCCCCACTTCACGGTGGGATCGCGGAACAGGGTGATCGATCGGCCAACGTACTGCTTGGCGTCCGGCCCCCATGCTGCGACAAGAACGCGGCTCATCGACTTGCACGGCTTCCATGGACGCCCGTTGTCATTGTCATAGCTGATGATGACGGGCTGCTCGGTGCCGGGATTGATCTCGACGCTGGCGACACGGATCGTCATGGGGCCGGCCAAAAGATCGTCGGCGGAAATCTGGTCTGACTTTGGCTGAATTGCGGGGCTCATATCGTTCATGGGGATTCTCCTAGACGTACATTTCGGTTTCAATTTTCCGCTCGGTCGGGATCAACCGTGCGGCGGATTTCAAAGCTGCCGCATAGTCAGCCATTGCCTCTTGGACCTTCGCCTCGAAGTCGGAGGCGGCGGATATGATCGCAGCTTGAATTTCAGGGTTCGGCTCGATGCGCATGGTCGCCATCGGGAGCCCGCCTGAGTAAGAAATCAGGTCACACCACTTGCGGCCGGTGACGAGCATCGCAGTCTGAACCTGCAAGTCGTAATCGGTCGGAGTGGTGCCATCGCGGAAATGTTCAACAATGGTCTGGACCTGGTATTTTTGGCGCCTGCTCTTGCATTCGATCAGGCCGTCATCGCCAACCAGGCCATCGGGTGAGCAGCCGAGCGTGAAGCCCCATTGATCGTTAGTGACGAAACCGCATTCGGTGACGGGTGCATACTTGTCCGAATAGGCAATGCGCGCCTCAACCTCGTCGACATGACCGCGCAACATCTCGTCCCCGATATACGTGGGCTCGACATATTGGCTGATACGCTGGGCTGCGATTTCCCAGACATGCGCGCGGGTCTTTTCGTTGTTCGCGATCTTTAGGGTCGGGGTCAGGATCAGCTTGACCTCTGATGCGGTCAGCAAGCCGAGACGGGTCTGATGCCATTCGTCGGAGCCCTGGATAAGATCGGGGTGGTAGTTAATGCTCATGCTTCATTCCAATCACGCCTAAGCTGTTCCTGCCGCTGCTGTGACAGGCTGGCGTAATGCGTCTCGGCTGCGCGCAACGGGTCAGGGTCGGGCAATGCGTCCCACTCTGCGTTGGCGCGATTGATCTGCTCGGGGGTCGGCACGAACGGCTCGAAGCTGTCGGCCATGTCGGAGTAGGCGCCGGCTAGGATGCGGGCGCGCTGGGCTAGGCGGCTCATGCTTTGACACTCCGCATAGAGGCGCGCATTTCGATCTTCTTGATCAGCGGAAGGTCGGCGGCGTCATTGTTGCATTTGCGGTGAGCAAGCGCGTAATTCGCCAGCGAGTTGCGGCCACCGGTCGACTTCGGGACCAAGTGCTCGATGGTGCAATCAGCGCCCATCGCATCGCCACAAAACCAGCATTCATCACCATCGCGCGCCAATAGCTTCGCGCGCGTCTTTTCCGACTTGCTGACCGCCTTGCTTGCTGGTGTGGGCGCTTGCGGAACCGACAGCAGTTCATCAACCGGCGCTCCGGCGAGGAAGGCGCGGTAGTGGCCCTTGCTGCCACCGGTCCACGTTAGGAGGCCGTTTTCCTTGGCATAGACGATATGGGTCGCCGCCTTGTTTGTGCCGCGCCAATAGGCACGGTAGCGGACGACTTCGTATCGATTGGTCGGGACGCCAATCTCGCAACCCTGTTGCGACAGGTAGGCAAGGAAGTTCTGCGTATCGAACTTGTCGCGGCGAATGGGAAGGTTAGCGCTCATGCGGCTTGCTCGACAAATCGAAGCTCAGCCATCTCGTAAGCAAACCAAGCCCGGTCCATGTGCTCAGCCAAAGAAGCTAGCCACGCCTCCTGCCAACGCCCCATGCCAAGCACGGTCAGCGAACCATAGACACCCAGCAAAGGGCGGCGGTCGAAGTCATAGGCGTTGATGAGCTGCTGCAACTGATACGCGCGCTCTGGGTCCGGCAATGCTGCGAGATTGTAGAACTGCGCTTCGGTCAGTTCGAAGGCGTCGGCCTGCTGGTTGGCAAGGCGCTGCTCGTCGCGAGCAATGGCGCGGTCGGCCTGTTGCTGCTGCGATGGGGCGAAGGTGGAATGGATCATGGTGGGCTCCTAACTGTGTCGTTAAGAGCCTTCTTGCATGTAGTTTGCTACACGTCAAACATAATCGTGTAGTTTGCTACATTTTATTTATGCGCGCTTGCGGTCGTCCTCGGCAAACGCCTCTAGCAGCCGAAGCGCCTGTTCCAGGCGATCCTCTGCGATGCGGCTTATGATATCCTCGACGCGGGTTGCCATCTCTGGCCCGCCCTCCCCGTATGCCAGCCACCTAGGATCAACTTCCAGCGCAGCGGCCAGTTTATCGACGGTATCGAGGGTGAGGGAGTTGGTGCTGCTGGTCAGGAACTTGTGCAGCATACTGTCCGACAGGCCTGCCTTCAGAGACACCTTCCGAACGGAAAGAGTCGGGTTTGCGTCGATGACTTGTCGGATGCGATCGCGGATATCCATGCCGCCATTATGCCACCCGAAGCAATCCGCCTCATAATGTAGAATACTCCTTGACGTATCGTGTAGCAAACTACATACCATGCGTCATGACCCAAGCAGAACAACTCGCAGCTCGCATTCGAGCGAAGGCATCTGAGATGAATATCTCGGCCAGCACATTGTCGCGGAAATTGTTCGGCGGAGGCAGTCGGATTGACGAGATCGAGGCTGGCAGTTCGCTGACCTTGGACACGTTCGCCCGCGTCTCCGCTGCTCTCGACGACCTCGACCGGGACAAGGCGGCATGATCGCCGGGGTTCGTGAAGTCGATGCTGCTCATCCCCGCAGCCTGACTTCCTCCCCGTAAATTCCAACTCGTTAACCTTCCACAGTCCCGCTGTGAAACACTTAACCGGTTAAAAATTATGCTTAATTTCGAGTTAACAGAAAGGAAATCCCAATGCTTCTTGATATGCTCCTCTCCCTTTTCGTCGCTGCCGTTCTTGGCGGCTTGATTGTCTGGCTGATCGATCGCCAGCGCATCCGCAACCTGTCGCAAATCAACCAGGCATTGCAGGACAATCTCGCCAAGGAAATCGCGCAAGTCGATCACCTGACCGACAAGGTTCGCTCGATGCTCTCCGCCGAACGTGACCGCAAAGAGGCCGTTCGTGCCGGTGCTGCCCGTGCCACCGAAGCGCGCAAGGCATCGGCTGCGGCGCGGCGATTGCTCAAGTCGCATCAGTAATTCCGGCGCTCTGGAATGGGGGCGTCAGAGAGGTCGATGGGGCGGTTCATCCTCGGAGCGCTGACCGGACGGGGGCTGTCTCCCAGCCATTCAACCCGCAGCGTAATCTTCCTCCCAAACACATTTTTTATTCAGGAGTTTCGCCATGAAGAACAAACTTTCCGATCTGAACGATCATCTGTTCATGCAGCTGGAGCGACTTGGCGACGAGGATTTGACCTCCGAGCAAATCGACCAGGAAGCGCGCCGTGCAGAAGCGATGGTTTCCGTTGCTGACCGTGTCGTGACCAACGCAGCCCTGCAACTCAAAGCCGCCGTGCTGTTCGTCGAACATGGCGAATACGTCCGCCCGCATCTGCCTATGCTCGGGAGCCGGTCCAATGAAGGGTAGGGCGATCCGCTACAGCAGCGAAGAAATGGCATGGCTGGAGAAAAACCGCGCCATGGTCATATCGGCATATCACGCCGCCTTCATTGCCAAATTTCCCCGTGATGATGTTTCCCTGATCAATCTCCACAGTCTCCGCAAACGGAAGGGCTGGAAAACCGGACGCACCGGCCACTTCGAAGCGGGCAAAGCTCCGATGAACAAGGGCAAAAAGTGCGCGCCAGGGACGGGTGGCTTGCACCCGAATGCTCGCAAGACCCAGTTCAAGAAAGGCGAGCGCACTGGCATCGCCCAGAAGAATTACAAGCCGGTCGGTTATGAGCGTATCAGCATAGATGGCTACCGAGAGCGTAAGGTCAACGACGATCTGCCGTTCAAGGATCGCTGGCAGCTGGTGCAACGCATAGAATGGGAAGCTGCGAACGGCCCCATACCCGATGGCTACGCTCTCAAGTGCCTCGACGGCAATCGGCTGAACTGCGCCCCCTCGAATTGGGAGCCGGTGAAGCGCAGTGTCCTCGCCCGCCTGAATGGCGGACGGTGGCGCAAGACCCTCGCCTATGACGATGCGCCGGCTGAATTGAAGCCGCTCGTCATGGCAACTGCGAAACTGAAAGACCGGATCCAAGAGGTGCGGCCATGAAAACCATCAACGACTTCTCGACCTCTGAAAAGGCCGTGATCCGCGAACGCCGGAAGCACCAGGGCAACGTCGAACTGGCCCGCGTGTTCGGGTGCGATGCGCGGACTATTGCCGCGATTGGGCGGGGCTCATGAGCACCGCCAAGGTCCTTTCTGCCAAGCGGACCACAGCACTCATCGCGACGCTTTCCGGCAAGAAATCAGCCGACCCCGAAAGCCTGTCTCGATCCTACGCCCTGCCGGTGGCGGATGTCCGGCGCATCATGAAAAACATGGAAGTGGAAGCGTTATGAAAAACTCGTCCAAGCTGTTTTCACAGATTGCCGCCGAAGCTGGCTGCACCCCGAACAAGGCCAAGACTGCCGCGTTCCTTTTCGGGCTTTCCGAGGATGGATCGACCATTGATCGTGCGGCGCGGTTGCTGTGCATGAAGCCGAACACGATCAAGGTTTATGCCCGCGAATTCCTGATCGACTTCGCTGATTACCGGCCCTTCGCTCGCGACGAAAAGTCAGGCCGCTCACGGCCGGATCCGACCTATCGCCTTGGTCTCGACCAATGAAGTGCGCCCTAGACCAAGGCGTCAACACCGCGCTTCTCGCCGGCTGCTGCCTGACTGTGGCGCTGTTCCTCGTTGTCTTTTGTGCCGGGTTTGCGGCGGGGAGGGTGTTTTGAAACCCGCCTTCCAACGCTGGACCCGCCGCGAGTGTGCAGAACTGGAACGTCTGTGGCGCTCCAATGTCAGCGCGAACACCATCGGCAAGTCGCTCGATCGCAGCCGTTCGTCGGTGCTCGGTAAGCTCAGCCGCATGGGATTGCTCTGCATTGAGCGTGATCGGCGTAAGTCGCGGGACCAGCAAATCGTGGCCCGCTACATCGACGGCGAAACCGCGCGCGACCTGTCCGCCGTGTTCCGCCTGCACCCCGCCTACATCACCCAGCTTGCCCGCGATCATGGCTACAACCGCGGCGCAGGTCGGCCTCGTCATATCTCTAAAAGGGCCGCTGCCTGATGCCTCTCCCCCGGCTCCTTTCCCATAACGACCGTCGCCAGCGTCGAGCCGACATGATCGCGGCATATCAGCGGCGTCATGCTTCCTCGCGTACCGTAGCGGCGAAATTCGGCATGTCTGACAGCTATGTGAGGGCTGTCATGCGCCGTGCTGGTGTTTCCAAGCCTTCGGGGTGCCCGCCGCTATGAACGTCACCGGCTTCCACGGGCGCAAGGCTCGCACCAAGAACGAGATGATGACCGCGCTTCGGTCCATGCTCATCATGCGGCGGTCACTGGACGGCATCGCGGCGGATTCCATTGCGCGCTCCTACGGGGTTTCGATCCCGGTTGCGGAACAAATGATCGCCGATGAGCGGAAGCGGAGGGCGGCGTGAACTTCGCCGATCTCGAAACCTCGCTCAAGCCCGTGCCGCAATTCTTCGTGCAGGCACCCGACAAGCGCAAGGACTGGCCGGAGGTTGATCGGCAAGCGACGTTTTTCTCGACGCTGCGCATGGCTGCACCGCGGCTGCTGGTGTTCGCCAATGCCAACGCCGGGAAGCGCAGCCCCCGCATGGCCAGGAAAGAGGGCATCCTTGGGGGTGTGTTCGATGTCTCGATCGAATGGACGCGGATGCTTCATGCCTACGTGGAGTTCAAGGGTTACGACAAAAGCGGACGCGCCGGCGTGTTGTCGCCGAACCAGATAGATTTCGGCAATCGTCTCGTTGATCTCGGCATCCCCTGCGCCTGTTTTTTCGATCCTTACGACGCGGCCGACTGGCTGCGCGAACAAGGTTTCCCGGTAGCGGAGATCCGCCGTGCAGCATGATCCCATCCCGACAGAGCGCTCGCCGCAATCCTTCGACCTCGCCGGTTTCGCCAAGCGCACCGTGGAGGCGGGAATACTCGCCGCCCGTGATGACAAAAGCGAGATGAAGTTCCGCATAATGCTCGCCCGCCAGTGCGGTTTCCTGAGCGATGACGAAACCCGGCTGTGGATTATCCAGCACGACTTAGGGGCCGCGTAATGGCAACAGATTCCAACACCGCCCTTCAATTCGGGCCCGCATGGTGTTCGCGCCAGGTGCCGACGTTCAGCGGGATGCACGACACGCATATCGAGGATGGCGACGACTATTCCACGATCACGCTGGCCGATATCTTCACCATGCCGCCCGGGGATCACGCCAAGGGTGCCGGTCCTGCGTTCATCCCGTCCAGCTACTTCGACTTCGACGCGCGCAAACATGCCTCGCAGCGGGCCAAGGGCTCGTTCGTGGCCCTATGCGGCGACATCGATAGCGGTGACCATAGCCTTGAACGCATCAAGGGGCTCATGCGCGGGTTCTCGGGCAAGTCGGCCTGCCTGATCTATTCCAGCGCTCATGCGCGCGCCGGGGATATGCGGTGGCGGATTATCCTGCCGCTGGAAACGCCGGTCTCGTTCGATGACTGGCACGACGCGCAACATGCGTTTTTCGATTTCATGGAGGAACACGGTGTCGAGATGGACCGCGCCTTGGATCGCGCCGGCCAACCTGTCTATCTGCCCAATGTTCCTGCTGCCCACGCCAAGAGCGGCACTAGGCTGCGCGATGAAGATGGCAAGCCGCTTTACTATGACCGCGCTACTACGGGCTGCAATGCGCCGGGTCTGGATATCACTACCGGCCCGATTGCGGTCGCCATTGCCGATATCTTTCGGAAGCGGGCTGCTGATGAGCGCGACCGCGAACGGATCCGCGCCGAAGCCATGGAGCGCCGCGCCAACAAGCCCCAGACCGAGGGCGGGCCGGTCATGGAGGAATTCAACAAGTCGAACTCGATCGCCACCCTCTTCGAGATGTACGGCTATGAGCAATCGCCGCGCAATCCTGACGACTGGCGCTCCCCCAAGCAAACCAGCGATAGTTACGCCACCCGCATCATGGGCGATACTTGGGTCAGTTTGTCGGCGTCCGATGTTGGTGCACGTCTCGGCGCTGTCTGCAAGGCTGGCTGCTTCGGCGATGCCTACGACTTGTTCGTTCATTACGAGCACGGCGGAGATCACAAGTCCGCGTTCCGCGCCTTGTATGCCGAGCGCCGCACGTCCGCGCCGGTATCTGCGCCGCCCCCTGTCGACGCGGACGATCCGGGTTGGACCGAGCCTCCGCATGATGACGACACGCAGCCAGAGGATGTTTTCATGGCGAGTGTGCCGGATGAATTGGCGGAAGAAAAGCCCGAGCTCGACGCAGTTGACGCGTTCGACTTCAATGAAGCGGACATTCCCACCCGCCCGTGGGTCATCCCCGGCGTCATCCTCTCGGGCTATACGCACATGCTCGCTGCGCCAGGCGGCTCGGGCAAGTCGCTGTTCACCCTGCAAATAGCCATTGCGCTCGCTCGCGGGCTTCCTTGGGGCGCATTCGTACCGCGCCGCAAGTGCCGCACCCTCATCATCAATGTCGAGGATGATATCGATGAGCAGCGCCGGCGTCTCTCGGCCGCGCGCACGGTAATGCAGGGCGGCGATGAACTGCGCGGCATGATCGATCTCGTGCCGGACGCTGCGACTATCGTGGTCGCGGGCCGGTCGCCTGATGGCCGCACCATCCGCACCATGCCCATAGTCGAAACGCTGGTCGAATATATCCAGCGCCGCGAGATCGATGTCCTGATCGTGGACCCCTTCGCGGAAACCTTCGAAGGGGACGAAAACGACAACTCCGAAGTCAAATGGGCCATGAAAATATGGCGCGATGAGATTGCCCGCCGCACCGGCTGCGCGGTCTATCTCGTCCACCATACCGTGAAACATGCGGGCGGCGGGGCTGGTGATGCCAACGTGATCCGCGGGGCAGGTGCAATCGTCAACAGCACCCGCATCTCTGCTACGCTGATGCCCATGACAAGCGAGGATGCCGAGATGATCGGCGTCGACCAGGCCGAGCGACATCTCTACGTCCGATATGACGACGCCAAGGCCAACCAGTCGCTTAAGACGAACACGGCTCGCTGGTTTGAAAAGGTATCCGTCACGATTGGCAACGGAGACAAGGAAAACCCTTCCGACGAAGTGGGCGCGCTGGTCCCGTGGATACCGCCTGACGCGTTCGACAACCTCACCGGCAATACGATCAAGATCATCCTCGACAAGGTGGAGGCAGGGCTTCCCAGCGGCGAACGCTACACTGGTTCGGGCCGCGGCGGGTCCAAGGAATCGGGCCGCTGGGTCGGGTGCCTCATCATGGCCGAAGCGGGGCTGACAGAGCCTCATGCAAAGAAGGTCGCGGGCACATGGATTGCGAACGGCGTGATGGTCGAAGAGGAATACCATTGCCCTGTCGCGCGCCGCAAAAAGAAGGGCCTTTTCGCACCTGAAAAAGCCCGCCCGGGAGAGCCCAAATGAGCGCGCTAAATCGTTTTTCATTTGACGCAGATTTGACGCAAAGAGTGCGTGAAATAATGGCGGAGCCCTTACAGGGTAAGGTTTTGACGCAAATGTGCGCTATAAGCGCGCATCATTTGCCGCAAAACTTGCACTTACCCTTTTCAGGGGCTCCGCAGGGTCTCGCTCATCTGACCGCTTCTGTCTCAAAATCGCCGGTATCAAATGAGGGGCCAAGCCATGCCACAGGGGGCGGCTTTGAATGATGAAACCAGAAAATGGGACACGGGTCTCATCCGGCCATATCGACCATGCCCGCCCGACTTTGCCGAGCGCTACATCGAAATCGGCCAAGGCAAGGAGATCGAGGAGCATTACCGGACCAACTGGCGCATCATCTGCCGGTGGATCGAAGAGGCTGGCGGGGATGCCCTGCGCGCCAAACGTCACAAGGTTTCTGGTGGATTTGCCAGGCCAAACAAACGTGCCAAGCGATATGTGCTCGGCAAGACACTGACGGCGGTAAGAGCCAGGAAACGGAAGGAGTAGGGGGCGGTATGGCACTCACTGCGAAACAGCAAAGGTTCGTCGACGAATATCTGATCGACCTGAACGCCACTCAAGCTGCGTTGAGGGCTGGGTATAGCGAAAAGACCTCGTACAGCATTGGGCAGGAAAACCTGAACAAACCTGAAATTGCACAGATCATCCAAAAAGCGATGGACGCGAGGTCCGAGCGCACCGAGATCACTGCTGATTATGTGCTGGCCGGCATTCAGGAAATCGCTGAACGATGCCTCCAGCGCTCGCCAGTGATGGAGGGCTATGGGAAGGAGCGGACCCAAGCCACAGACGGGGAGGGGCGCCATGTCTGGGCTTTTGATGCGACGGGAGCGAACAAGGCGTTCGAGAACCTCGGCAAGCATCTCAAGCTGTTCACTGACAAGGTTGAGCACTCGGGCAAGATCGCACTCGAACAACTGACCGATGAGGAATTGGCGGCGAAGATCGCGGCCTATTCCGAAGGTGGCTGATACAGTCCTGCTTGAACGACTGGCGCTGGTTCGGGAACAGGACCGGCGTAGGCAGCTGAAAGGGCAACACTCCGCCCTGTTCAAGCGCACCGAAAAGCAGGAATCCCAATTTGATGCCGTAAATGGCTCAGCGCGACATGTCCTGGCATACGGCGGATCGAGATCGGGCAAGACGTTCGGCTTCTGCGAGATTGTTGCCGAGCGGGCGTTACAGGCCCCCAATTCTCGGCACCTGATAGCCCGGCTCCACAACATCGACGTGCGTCAATCGGTCATGCTGGACACATGGCCAAAGATGATGGCGCTGGCTTTTCCCGACGTCGAATGCGTGATCAACAAGTCGGACCAGTTTGCCACATTCCCGAATGGCAGCGAGGTCTGGTTTGGCGGGTTGGATGACAAGGACCGGGTTGAGAAGATACTCGGTAAAGAATTTGCGACCATCTACGTCAACGAAAGCAGCCAGGTCGCATACGAAACGATCCTGACCCTGCGCACCCGCCTAGCCCAATCTTGCACCACGGCGCATGGCGATCGCCTACCTCTCAAAATGCTCTACGACCTCAACCCGACCGGCCGCGGGCATTGGAGTTATCGTGAGTTTGTAGAGCTGGTTAACCCGGTGGATGGCAGGGCAATCAATCCAGAGTCGCGCGCTCATATCGTCCTCAACCCAGCGGACAACCCACATCTGCCGCAGGAATATCTCGATGAGCTAGACGAGTTGCCAGACCGGCAGAGGCAGCGGTTCCGTGATGGTAAATATCTATCTGAGGTTCCCGGCGCGCTGTGGTCACTGACCGAGCGCGATGCTGAAGATGGGCGCAAGATACCGGGTATTGACCAGCTGCGCGTCCACGTCATGCCAGCTTTCAAACGGGTAGTGATTGGCGTCGATCCATCCGGCTCAGATGGCACCGGCGGCGATATCCAAGGCATCGTTGTTGTAGGTCTTGGTGTTGATGATCATGCCTACGTGATTGCCGATCGATCCTGCCGGCTATCCCCCGAGGGATGGGCGCGCACGGTTGCCAAAGCCGGAGAGGACTTTGGCGCGGACAAGGTGGTGGCGGAAAAGAACTACGGCGGCGCGATGGTGGAATCTGTTTTGCGCGCTGCCGATCTGAACATGCCAGTGAAGCTGGTGAACGCCACTCGAGGAAAGCATATTCGCGCTGAGCCGATTGGTGCACTGTATGAGCAGGGGCGCGTCCACCACATTGGCGCATTCTCCGATCTCGAAGAGCAAATGACCATGACCACGACAACGGGGTATCAAGGTGGCGGATCACCTGACCGGATGGACGCCCTGGTATGGGCCCTGACCGAGTTGATGCTCGGCAAATCCCGCAGCTACGACCTCTCGACACTTTGACGGCGGTAACCACCACCCGCAAACCAAGCCACACCCCGCCCATGGGTGCCATTTCCTACATCTCGGACCGATTGACCAACGCCCTCACCGGCACTGGTACCCGCCGCGACGCACGTTCGGCCAACGCCTACGTCCCGACCATCCTGAACCAGCAACAGATCGACGCGGCGTATCGCGGATCAGGGCTGATGAAAAAGATCATCGGCATCCCCGCGCTGGATATGGTCCGCGAATGGCGCGACTGGACTGGGCTCGATGCTGATCAAGCCTCCAAGGTTTTCGACGAGGAAAAGCGCCACGAGCTGCGCCAGAAAATCCGAACGGTTGAAATCATGCGCGGGCTTGGTGGCGGTGCGTTGATCCTTGGCCTGCCTGGTCTTCCTGATCAGCCGGCGCCATCGACCATCACAAAGGGCGGGCTCGCATTCGTGCATGTCGTGTCCCGCTGGCATCTCCATTTCGATAAGCTGCAGGACGACGCGACCAAACCGGGATACGGCGAACCGCTGATGTGGCGCATGAATTCGGTCGGTGGCCAACAGAAAATTCATCCATCGCGCGTGATCCCGTTCCGCGCTGATACCGCGGCGACACTGGCAACGGTCATTTCCTCCCCGCTCGATTGCTTCTGGGGCGAAAGCAAGGTCCAACAGGTTCTCGACGCGGTGCAGGACAGCGACACCGCCCGCGCATCGTTCGCGGCACTGATCCACAAGGCTCGCCTGCTCCGTATCGGGATCCCCGACCTGATCAGCCTTGCCGCCCAGCCAGACGGTGAGGGGCAGGTGATGAACCGCCTCGCCATCCTCGCCACTGCCGAATCCATCCACAACGCGACGATCTACGACGCTGGCTCGGCCGATGATGGCAAGGGCGGCGAGAAGATCGACGATGTGACCTACAGTTTCGCGGGCGCCAAGGACGTGATGAACTGCTTTGCCGAGTTCGTCTGCGCCGTTTCGGACATCCCGGCAACGCGGCTTTTGGGAAGGGCTCCTGAGGGCATGAATTCCAGCGGGGAGTCGCAACAGCAAGATTGGGGTAAGCTCGTCAGGGCCATGCAGACCCTCGACCTTGCCCCGTGTCTTGATCGGCTCGACAGGTATCTTGTGCCATCCGCAACCGGGGCTGTCGTCGCAACCGCCGCCTATGAGTTCGCGCCTCTTGATCTTCCTGGGCAAAAGGAAAAATCCGAGCGGTTCAAGACCCAGATGGAAGCTATCGACAAGCTTCAGCAGACCGGCACCATCCCCGATCGTGAATTCGCTCGCGGCGTTCAATCGCTGATGGTCGAGGAGGGTTATCTGCCCGAGCTGGAATCGGCTTTGAAGGCATTGCCCGACGATGAGCGCTACGGGATCGAGCAAGGTTCAGAGGAGGGAGGTGATCTTTCGTCTGCCGGTATGGGCGGGTCTGATTTGGAAGCGGACCCGCCCCGCCGTGCCGCTAATGATGCGGCGTTAAAGGTCATTCGTGAATCCGCCCCGAGCATCGTGGGTAATGATGCCAAGCCACGGACGCTGTACGTCCACCGGAAGCTGCTCAACGGTGCAGATTTGGTCAAGTGGGCCAAGTCACAGGGTTTCAAGGTCACCTTGCCAGCGAGCGACATGCACACCACCATCGCATTCTCGCGGCAAGCGATAGACTGGATGAAGGTCGAGCCGATCTGGGACCATGACGCGGGCGAGTTGAAGGTGCCCGCAGGAGGTGCGCGCCTTATCGAGCAATTCGACGGCGGCGCGGTTGTGCTGTTGTTCAATTCATCGACGCTGGCCTACCGCCACGAAGTGATAAAGCGGGCGGGTGCCTCTTGGGATCATCCGGAATATCAGCCGCACATAACCCTGACCTATGATCCGGGCGAGGTTGATCTTGACCAGGTCGAGCCGTTCCAAGGTGAACTGCGTTTCGGACCTGAGATATTCGAGGAACTTGATCTGGATTGGAAAGCCAAGATCGAGGAGGCGTGATGCGCTACGTCGATCGCTTCGGCAATATTCGCCCACCAGTCCCGCCCGCAAGACCCGCAGGCTCATCCTATCCTGCTAGGCCGCTCCGGTGAAATTCTCGCTCGCTCAGTTATACCGCCGCACCAGAAATCCCCGCCGATCATCGGTGACATTCCGGCCTATCCAAGCACCATCAGCATTCGCGACTAACCTATATCAGTCGTCGTACCTGCCCGTGGTCAAAGCATGGGAATCGGCGCTACCCGGCATCGTCGCAGAATACGAACGCACCCTGTCCGACATTACGACAGATGCGCCGGCCGATTTGCGCGCCCAGATTGGCAAGGTCGAAAGCGATCTGTTTGGGCTGTTCGCGACACTGGGTTTCAGGCTGGAGCGGTGGGCGCAGACGGTCGAAGCTTTTCAACGCCGCCGCTGGGTGGGCGCAGTCAATTCGGCAACCGGTGTGGATATCTCGGCACTGATTGGCCCAGGTGATGTGCGCATGTCGCTGCAGGTGGTCATTGAGCGCAATGTTGCCTTGGTGCGCAGTGTTTCGGATCAAGCGCGGACCAGAATTGCCGACGCCGTGTTTCGCGGACTGAATGACCGCCGACCATCGCGCGAAGTGGCCAAGGAAATCCGCGAGGCTGTCGAGATGTCGCGACGCCGGGCCAAGAACATCGCCAGTGATCAGCTTTCAAAATTGACGGGGCAGTTGAACGAGGAGCGCACCCGCCAATCAGGAATCGAGGAATACAAATGGGTGGCGAGCGGGAAAGTTCACTTCCGCGAGAACCATCGGGCTAGGGATGGAAAGGTGTTCGACTGGGATAATCCGCCGGCTGATGGGCATCCGGGGCAGGCGATATTCTGCGGGTGTGCGTCGAGGGCGTATCTGGATCTTGACAAGATTCTTGCCGAAGCTGCTGAAGCTGCGTAAATCGGCCCCATGCCGGAACCCAAGACAACCCCAATGAGCGGCGAGGATATTCTGGGCCTGATCCTGCTCGCAGCCTTTGCCATTGGGCTCGTGCTGATGTTGGTCGACTGCAGCACCACCACGCCAGAGGAGCAAGCTGAGGCATTGCTCGATGAACAGCAATCAGCTCAGTTCATGGCGGAAAGCCGCGCGCAAGAGCAGCTCGAATTCGAGAATGCCCGCATTGGCTGCGAGGCGGGGGTTTTGGAAGCCTGCCGCCAATATCGCGAGCTGATCGATTAGTTTTTGACGGCGGTAACGGGGCGCACACCCGATACGTATTCAGGCTGGCATGGTCCAGCTATGCGACACTCTGACATTTGACAAATCGGCCCGCATTTGCGCGGACGGTTCGCTTGTGGCTGAAGTCTTTGCCGCTCGGACTGGATTGCAGGATTACCTCAGTTCAGAAGTGGATCCGGAAGGCACTCGGGATTTCAAGCCCGGCCAGATGGTCAAGGTCTATCGCCCCGAATCCGAAGTTTTCAAAGCCGACAGCCTGGCAACTTTCGCCGCTGCTCCCGTCACCATCAACCACCCCTCCGAAGCCGTGACCGCTGACAATTGGCGCGGGCTTGGGGTTGGTGAGATCAACGGCGACGTTGTACGCGATGGCCAGCGGGTCCGCGTTCCAATCATCGTCCGTGATGCTGGCGCTGTGAAAGCGGCCACCACGACGCATAAGCAGCTCAGCATGGGCTATGCGACCGAGTTGGTCTTTCCGACTGACGGCAAGCATCCCGATGGAACCGTCTGCGATGCGTACCAGACAAATCTCAGAATAAACCACATCGCTTTAGTTCCTGCAGGCAGGGGCGGGCCGGAGCTGCGTGTGGTGGACGAACGCACCCCTATTCAAAATAAGGAAAAATCAATGAAGAAGATCGTGCTCGACGGCTTGCAGGTCGATTTGTCGGATGCTGACGCTGTCGCAGCCGCCTTCTCGAAGCTGCAGGGCCAAATCACCGACGCCAACGACGCCAAATCCAAGGCTGAAACTGACCTTGCTACGGCGGTGACGGACAAGGCCAACCTCGAAGCCAAGGTGACCACGCTCGAAAAGCAGGTTGCCGACGCCAAGTTGACGCCCGCGCAGCTGCGTGATGCGGCCAAGGCTTATTCGCAGACAGTCGACAAGGCGAAGGCGCTAGGTGTGACCGTCTCGGACGAGATGGACGAAGGCGCGATCATGCAGGCTGCTGTCTCGGCTAAGATCGGCGATGCCGCCAAGGACTGGACTGGCGCACAGGTAGCGGCCTCGTTCGCCACCCTGACCGCCGACGCCAAGAGCTTGGTCCACAATCTCGACCCGGCCCGCCCGATCAATGATGCCGCGCGGGAGACGAAAGCGCTCGCCGACTCCATCAACAACCTCAACGCATGGCGCAACCCCGCCAACGCGGCGGCATAAGGAGCAAATACCATGCCTGCACTTCAGACGACTTACCCCCTCAACCAGGCCGCTGGCTTTCCTGGCATGCGAGCCGACATGGCCGAATGGGACGCGCGCACCCGCACGGCCACTTCGGTTCTAGCGTTCGGCGGGCCAGTCCAGCGCGCAGGTGATGAAGGCGTAACCGCTTTCGTCTCCGGCGGCGAGTTCATGGGCCTCGCGGGCGTCACCCGCATCACAAATGGAACCGGCGAGACTTATGCAATCGGCGACAACGTGCCTGTGGCCGATGAAGGTTGTTACTTCGGTGTTGCTGATGAAGCAATTGTCGGAGGCACTGCCCTCAAGTGGAACGTGACTACGGGCCGCTGGACCACGGCCACGGCCTCCGGAACCATCATCGCCGTTCCCAACACGGAGGCGGAAACCAGCGCTTCTGGCGCCGGTGTTCTCTTCAAGGTGCGGCTGCGCCGCGTCCCCTCGTAATTAAGGACTGAATGATGGATATGAACGACGCAGCAGCCTTCAACTTCGTTGTCGCCCAGGCGGCCACGATCAACCCGACTGTCTACGAGACGCAATTCCCGGATCTTCCGTGGAACGAGCTCGTATTCGTCGACACCAGTGCGCCGGAATGGACGCCCGGCATCATCACCTTCGCTTCGTCGACGGTGGGTGCCGCGCGCTGGTACGCTGGTGGCGCTAAGGATATCGCCCGCGCCGATGTGACCATGGAGAAGTCGCAGCAGGCTGTTCACATGGCTTCGATCGGCTATGGCTATGATCTCGAAGAAGTTGGCCAGGCACAGCTTCTGGGCGTCAATCTCGGCACACGGAAACCCGTCGCCGCTCGCCGCGCCTACAACGAGTTCATGTGGGCCGTTACCCAGACCGGCGACACCACCAAGGGCCTCAAAGGACTGGTTAACCAGTCCAGCGTTACCGCAGGCACTGCGCCGGCCGATGGCACCGGCAGCGTCACCACCTGGTTCGACGCCAACGGTGTAGCCACCAAGACCCCGGCGAAAATCCTCCGGGACTTCAATAACGCGATCATCGGCATCTTCACCGGCAGCAACACTGTCGAGATGGCTGATACCGTACTGTTGCCGTTCAATGTGCTGGCGTGGCTGGGCGCGACGCCCATGAGCGATACGAATAGCGAGACCATCCTCTCGTTCGTGCTGCGGAACAACTTCTACACCCAGCAGACTGGTCGCCCGCTCACCGTGCGCGGCGTTCTCGGCCTCGACACCGCGGGCGCTTCGTCGACCCGCCGGATGGCAGCTTATGCCAATCGGCAGGACGTGGTCAGCTTGCATCTGCCGATGCCGCACCGCTTCCTGAACGTCTATCAGGACGGCCCGACTAGCTTCGAGGTTCCAGGCATCTTCCGCACTGGCGGTGTCGACGTCTCGCGTCCAGGCGCGTTCCGCTATCTCGATGGGATTTGATCATGGCGAAGCATGCACTCACGAACGCCACTGACGGACCCAAGTCGGTCAACTCCCTTACTGGCACGGTGGTCATTGCCGCTGGCGCCAGTGAGGAGGTCGATCTGTCCGAAGCGGAATTTATCTCCGCCAAGGCTACTGGATGGTTCGCAGACGACGGCGACACCGAACTAGCCGACATGAAGGTTGCCGATCTCAAAGCGCTGGCTGAATCCGAGGGCATTGATCTCGGCGATGCGACTAAGAAAGACGACATCATTTCGGCGATCGAGTTGGCTCGCGAAGCAGAATAACCCTCCAAATCGTCACGGGGGAATTGGGCCGCTCTGCTTTCGGGTGGAGCGGCCTTTTCAATAGGGGAATGTAATGGCCGATAATATCACTGCACCAGCGACCGGTTCTGTTCTGGCAACGGATGAGATCGGAGGCGTTCACTATCCTCGCACCAAACTTTCGGTTGGCGCTGATGGCGTGGCGGTTGATGTCTCGGCTGCGGCTCCTTTGCCTGTTGCTCTGTCGGCTGCGGATAATTCTGCGATCGATGCCATTGCAACGGCGTTGGCTGATAATGCGACCGGGGCGGATATCGCTGCGGTTGTTGCGGCCCTGAGCGATATTGCCACGGACACCGGACTCGGAGCTATTGTTTCCACCCTGGCTGGAACGCTGACAGTTGATGCGGCGTCTTTGCCCCTTCCCACCGGTGCAGCAACCTCCGCAAAGCAGGACACGTTGATCGGGCACGTAGACGGCATTGAAGTCGTCCTCGCCACGCTCGGCACGCAGACGACGCTGGCGGCAATCCTCGCGAAGTTGATCGCGGCCCCGGCGACCGAAGCCAAGCAGGACGCGAACACCGCCGCCGTGGCGCTCGTCGGCACCCGCGCTTATGGTGCTGGCCAGCCGGTGGCGATCGGGGCCAGCGATGCGGCATCAGTTGGCCTTACCGCAACAGAGGTCCTGCTTCATGCATCGGCTCGATGCTTTGTGCGGGTCGCGGCTGCCGCTACTGCAGCGGCAGGCATCCCGCTTGAGCCCGGTGAGAAATTTCACTTGCGCCTGAATTCTGGACAACAGATTCACGTTATCCGCGACACCGCCGATGGCACGCTCAACGTGGTGCCGGTGGCCTGATGTTTGTTCAGCCGGGACGGATCGGACGGGTTGGCAGCGCTTGGAAGCGCGCGCGTCAGCTTGTTACTTGGGTATTAGGGGCGGGCGTTTGGAACGATGCTCTCACTTGGAGCGATACTGAAAACTGGAAGGACGCGCCATGAGCATTCAAACCATTAACAACACTGACACCGGCCTGAAAGCCCGCAACGCGATCAACTCAATTGGCCGCGCGGCACAATTCGCCGCGGGCGGTAGACGTGCCGTTATCGACGCTTTCGGTGATAGTATTGGCGGAGTCACCGCTAGTGGCATCGGTGCTTGCGTGGGAGTCGCTGCCTCATATTGGGCACCCGGCATGAACATTGAACAGCGCGATAGTTATGCGGTCGGCGGAACGAGCGCGACCGCATTGATGTCGAGTCAACTTGCCTTGTTTCAAGCGGCGATTGCTGGCGGAAAGCCACTGCCTGATATCGCCACTATTCAAACTCACTCGAACGACTTCATTACGGCAGCGGGGGTAGACGCCGCGCTGGCCAATCAAATTAACTTTATCGAAGCTTTGCGCACTATGGGAGTCCCGCTCATAATTGCGTGTTCAGCACTGCCCAAATCAGGATCGGCTCCGCCCCAAGGTCGGGCACAGTTCAACACTCGCATGAAGTATTATGCAGATACGACTCCGGGAGTTGTATTCTTTGACTGGTTCAGCGCGTCGGTGGACCCTGCGTCTACTGATACGGCTACGACTCCTTGGAGGACGGGGCACTCAACCGATGGCACACACCCAACCGGCGCGGCGATATTTTGGGGCGGTAAGGTTATTGCCGAACTTCTGGCCCCTTTATTGAGTCGGGTTAGTCCGCGCACACTACCCAATTTTCGCTATGTTAAAGGCACCGATACTAGCGAGCGTTGGTATAATATCGAAGGCCGCGAGGGCAATTTTCATGGCACCGGCGGGCAGCTGAATGGAGTCGATAACACTGGTGTGGCGGGGTCAGCCGCGAGTCAGAATAACCGCTGGCAAATCACTCACGGCGCTGGCGTCACCGTCACCCCGTCTATTGTTGTGGACGAGGAGGGCCATCGGAATCAGCGCCTCGTGTTGTCGGGAACACCAACGGACGCCACAGATATCCGACTACTCTACAACCATAACTATCTGCAAACTGCGGCGGCAACTTGGCAGCAACAAGCGATTGCAAAGGTGGCGAGTCTCACTGGCATTCGTGGCCTTGGTTACACAAACTTTGCCTCGCCCATGCAGTCTGTTTGGGGAACTGCGGGACCGTTGCCGGTTCACTCTGGCACTTGGTTCCTGCGCAACTTGACCAACGGCCTCGTGCGCGCCGATGTTGCCGGTGCATTTACGCAAATTTTCTCGATAGGGGTATTGAATGGAGTCCCTATCAGCGGGACAGTCGACGTTTCTCGTTGCTATGACTACCCGATCATTCAGACATGATGACCAATGGCAAAGTGGTGACACCCCTGTTGGTTTGGCTCGCATGATGCCCCTCAAATGGGGATTCCTTCCGGTGCTGGGGCTGGCCGTGCTGGTGTCGAACTGATGTCTCTTACCGTCAAACTCGACGGCGCAGCCGCGCTGGAAAAAGCGATGGCTGCGCTCGGCGACCCTGTGTACCTGCGCCGCGCTGGCTTGAAGGCGCTGCGCGAAGGCGCGCTACCGATCCGTGACCTGGCACAGCAGCTGGTGCCGGTCGACAAGGCGATGCTCCGGGAATCGGTCAAGGTGAAGGCGGGCAAGAAAGGCCGTGGCCTAGCCGCGGACCGGGTCACCTACCTGATCGGCATCGATGTCAACGTGCAGCCGGCGCGGGAAGTACCGCGGGAGAACGATTTGACGGCGGTAACCCAACCCCACTTTTGAACCGATAGTCCTGCAATGCTTACCCTGTATCTTGCCACCGGAGTAATCGCAGATGGAGGCACCGTTCCCGTCTCTGATCTACTGACCCAGTTCCGCGCACGTTACCCCAAGTTTGCGGACGTGCCGGATGCCACCGTGCAGATTTGGCTCGACGAGGGTTCGGCTGAAACGGTCACCTGGGCGGAAACTGACCGAGCCTCCATGCTCTACGCTGCCCACCAGCTATCCGGGCAAGGCTTTGGCGCTGGAGCCATCCCTGCGGGCATAACCAGTTTCAAATCCGGCACGTTCTCCGCATCCGTCTCCGATAACATTGCAGGAAAGACCGGATTCAATGCGACGTCATACGGGCGCGAATATCTCGCACTGATGCGGCGCAGTTTTGCAGGGCCTCGTCTTGCATGGAATCCACCGGTGTACCCATGCTGAGGCGAGACGCGGCAAAGTTCTGGCTGGTTTTCCGCGATGCCGAGACGGGCCGCTATGTCAGTCGCGTATACGCATTTCTGAATCCGAAAACGACAGTTTCCGAGAAGCGTTGGAAGTGATGTTTGACCAGGCATTCGCCAGCATCGCGGTGGGGTTCTCCGATGCGTTCGGCGGACCATTTACGGAAGCCACAGCAAATTGGCCGGGTGTGCCGGTCTACGATGATGGCGGCTCGATTGTTACGCCCGGTGTGCCAGCCCAGTATCCATGCCGCGCTCAATTCGATGCCGCCACACAATCCATGCGCCTTTCGGAGGGGTTTCTCGAGACCGATGTGAGGGTGCTCGTCCTGTCGGCATCCTTGTCCGTGCCGCTCGACACCGAGGCCAAGATCATCGTTTCCGATGGCATGTATTCCGGGACGTGGGCACTCAAGTCCTGCGGGCGTGATCCCGCGGGCGTTGGATATGAGTGCCGGGCTCGGAGGCTGTAATGGGCTTCAAGGGTGCCGATAAGCACATCGCCCGGCTGAGGAAGCTGTCCAGTCAGCGAGTCGTCGCTTTGGCCGGTGCTGTCGTGTTCGAGGGCGCGGACACGATACGTGCCGAGGCTTTTCGTTCGATCAGCGCTGGCAGCATTTCGGGCGCGGGGCATCAGGCGTCTGCACCAGGTGACGCACCAAACCGCGAATTTGGCGACCTGCAGGCTGGCTTGAAGGCTGTAAAAACCGGCGCACTCACCGCCGAGTTTCGTGCAGAGGCGCCCCATTCTAAGCCCTTGGAATTCGGCACAAGCAAGATGGCAGCGCGCCCCTTCGCGCGCCCTGCCCGAGACAAGAAGATCAAGGAAATCCGCGCCGATTACGTGGAGAAAATGAACAAGCTGGTGAAGGCCAGCGGATAGGAGCGAAATGGTTGCGATCAAACTTGAGAAGCCGTGGACCTACCGCACACCGGAGGTCACCATTGACTACACCGCGGGCGAACACGAGGTTTTTCAATGCATCGCCGACAAGGCTGAAACGGAGGGCGTGATAGCCAAGGAGGAAGAAGATGCAAAGGAACCTGCGCCGCGCACTACTCGCAAAGCTAAAGGCTGATGCGGATCTGATTGCCCTTGTTCCGGCCGCATCGGTCTATCCCCAAGCGGTGCCCGGCGAAAAGGCTTGGCCATTCATAAAGCTCGGCCCCCCGGTTACGATACCCTTTCGCGCGTCCTGCGTTCGAGGAAGCCAGATCAGTGTCGATGTCCACGCCTTTGCCAGGGCGCGCATAGTGTCAGGGCAAGAGGTGGAAACGGCGGAAGATCATGCTTCGCGCATCGGTGCGGCCATAGAGGCGGCGATTGATTGCTCGCGCCTTACGCTGGCTGATGGAGCCCTTGCCCGCATCAAACTGACGGACATTCGCCTTCTGCAAGACGAGGAACCGGATGCGTTTCACTATTTTGCGCAGGTCAATGCGCGGGTATTGGCACCGGAACCGGCTTAGGGTATGCCCCGAGCGTGGAAAATCCGACCCTCGACGCGCTGCTGATCCTGATAGCGGAACTCCACAAGTCTGGCGCGATCGATACTGCCAACCTCACCAGCATGGGCAGGCGGCTCGATCTGGCTGATCTGGAAGACATCGGCGACCGGGTGAGGTTCATCCCGCTTTCGAATGCGGTGGACGATCCGAAGCGGATCCGGAGTCACATGCACTTGGTTGACGGCGGTAACAAGCCAGACTGAGCCGGTCTAATTCCTGTGCGACTTTTGTTGCAAAGGAATAAAAATGTCCCTCCCGGTCGAAGCAGATTTCGCAGTAGTTAAACGCGGCGATGGTGCCGACCCAGAAGTGTTCACGATCCTTTGCGGTCTTGACCAGGTCAGCATCAACCGCACCGCCAACACCAATGACCGGTTCCGCCGCGATTGCACGAAGCCCGGCGTTCCAGCGTTTCGTCGCTCCAAGACCACCGGCAAGCAGATGGACATTTCGGCGTCCGGCGCGATCAACATTCCTGACATCGCCCTTTACAACACCGCCTTGGGCGTCACGGCGAACTACAAGATCGAACTCGGCCAGTATGACGACACCGACACCGGTACCATCGTCCACACCATCGACGGCCCGTTCAATCTCCTGTCCGCCAACTCTAGCGTTGGTGATGATAACTCCGCCGAGGTGAGCCTTGCGTCGGATGGTATCTGGGTCGAAGTCACGGCCTGATAAATGGAAACGTCTGTCACCCTGCCTTTCGGGGATGGTGAATACAAACTCTGGTTGCCGCTACCCCAAGTTTTCGAACTTGAGCGTAGCTGCGACACTCCCATGCTTGCCATCGAAGAGAAGCTGCGCGCTGCGATCGGCGCCAAGGAGGACGGCAGCTTTGAGTTTGTGGGAGGAGGCGCGGGTCTCGTGCGCGAAATCCGCGAGACAATCCGTCTAGGTCTCATTGGGGGCAATTGCGGTTTGGTGGATGGCGAAGAGGTCGAGGTAGGACCATTGCGCGCCAAGCAGCTCACCGACCTTTATGCATACCCCGCGCGCCCACTCTCTGAAGGTGTGGTGCTTGCATGGCGGCTTTTGTCCGCTGCGATCTTCGGCGTAGAGCTTAAAAAAAAAGCGCCGCCGGTAAAACCAGCCCGCCGCAGAAGTTCCGCAAAGGCCAAATAATCGCGAACGCCGGGGCCATGGGCCTCGATTATCATACCATTGATCTGTCGGACTACCTTGAGGCGCTGGAGGCCAACAACGAAGCCCACAGCGAAGGTAAGGCCGATGTAGACCCCGCCCGCGCTGATAAGTTGGCAAAGGTCATGGCGGCGCATGGTGACGGCGGTAAAACCTAAAGCAGCCTCCCCATGCGGTTTAGGAACTGCCAAGGGTCAGTCGCGCACTTTCGCCTGTTGCAAGAGCGGCAAGAAATTCTGAGATTGTCTATCTCATGCGCGCCACCCTTCGCCAACGGCACGAAGTGGTCGACCTCGAACCTATTCTCGCATCGCTTCCCACAGTAGAAACATATCTTTCTCTGGCGCGACGTCCATTTGAAGATGTCGCTCTTAGAAGCGCCTGTTATGATTTTACTGCGGCGCTTCGAGTTATGGTGGGTGCGGATTGCTCTGGCTTTTTCAGGGTTATTCCTCACCCATCTTTGTGATCGCTCGCGGTTCTGCTCGGTCCTTTTAGACGCGTATTCTCGTTGCTGGGCAGAGTAGGCCTCATGATTTTCGGCCTTCCATTGCTTGCTCTGCCGACTCCGCCTCTCTTTGTTCTTTTGATACCACTCTTTGTGGTACGCTTTTTGACGCTCTGGGCTGGCGGAATAACTATCCTTCAACCGCCGCAGTACGCGCAACCTGTTGGCCTGATAATGCGCCGAGCTCTGCACGTTTTTACATGCCTTGCACCGAGGACTGTAGCCGGTTCTTTTTTGGCTATCTTTGGGGAAGTCGCCAATTGGCTGGACCAGTTGGCACTTTGTGCACTTTTGCTTATGCAGCAGCGTTTCCTGTGATACGCTTTTGGCAGTCATGGCGGGTTCCTTCCGCTTGTGATTAGAGGCGGCGAATAATTACAGTTATTCGTCGCCTTGCATCTTAGACGAATCCCGACCCGACGGCAAGTTGGATGGGGCGTAACGGCGGTAACAGGCGGCGCTTGTTCGCCCCATTACGCTTTCATGGAAATCGACCCCGTAGTCCTGCAATTACGCGCCGATCTGGACAAGTATCTGTCCGGTGTTCGCGGGGCCAAGCGCACGGTTGAGCAGCAGCTCGGCCTGCAAGGCAAATCGGCCAAGCGTCTAGAATCGGACATCCGCCGCTCGTCAGGCACGATTGCCTCCACCTTGAAGGGATTGGCCGGGACCTTGGCCGCAGCTTTCACCGGGCGCGAACTGGTGGGGCTGCTCGACAGTTTCACCCGGCTGCAGAACAATTTGCGCACAACCGGCCTCGAGGGTGAGGCGCTGGCTTCTGTCCAGGCGCGGCTGTTCGAAACATCGCAGCGGTACGGCGTCGAACTGGAAAGCCTGACCAGCGTTTTCCAGAAAGCGGCGCTGGTCCAGAATGAGCTAGGCGCGAGTACTGAGCAAATCCTCGCGATCAACGAAATCACCGCGGCGGCTTTGAAAGTCACTGGTTCCAGCGCAGCCGAAGCGCAGGGTGCCTTGCTGCAGCTTGGCCAGGCGCTCGGCTCCGGCGTCGTGCGCGCGGAAGAATTCAACTCAATCTTGGAAGGCGCGCTGCCTCTGGCGCAGGCGGCGGCTCGCGGCATTGACGGATTCGGCGGTAGTGTCTCGAAGCTCCGCGCGGCGATTGCTGATGGACAGATCACATCGCAGGAATTCTTCCAAGGTGTCCTGAAAGGCGGCGTCCAGACACTGAAGGACGCCGAGAACGCAACACTCACCCTGTCTGGCGGGTTCACGGCCCTAACCAATGCGTTGACTGTCTATTTCGGCGAGGCGGACAAGGCTAACGGGGTTTCGGCTGCTCTTGGCCTTGCTTTGGGCAAACTGGCTGACAATCTGGATATACTCATTCCGGCCTTGGCGGTTATCTCCACCGTCCTTGCCGGCCGATTTGTTGCGGGCGCTGTGGCGGGAGGAACCGCACTTCGCGCCCTCTCAGCCTACGCCAGCATCGCCACTACCAGCCTTGCGGGCACAGCCCTTGCAGCGCGCGGGGCCGGAACAGCCTTGCTTGCAGCGTTTGGTGGGCCGGTCGGACTTGCCATTACGGCTATCGTTTTGGGTCTCGGCTATTTGGCTACAAGGTCCAGCGAGGCAGAGGATGCCGCTCTTGCAGTAGCCGAAGCGCAGGAAACCGCCGCAAAAGCCACTGAAAAGCTGCTCGACGCCACCAACCGGCTTTCGACAGCCAAGGGTGTTTCGCGCCAACGCATCCTCGAAGAAATCGCCGCTGAAAAGGCCAATATTCAAACAAAGATCGCGTCGGCCAAGGCATCCCTGCAACTGGCGCAGGTCGAACAGGCTCGTGCCCGGGCGGCATTCACGCGGGAAAAGGCATCGCAGGGGTTCGTCCCTAACCAAGGCGGATTGGGCGGGCAGGGTTTTAGCCCAAGCGCAGGAGCGGCGGCGAACAACCTAAGCGATGCGAATATTGCAGCCGCCGCCGAGAAGGCCGCACTAGAAGGTTTGCGCAAGGGCCTTGCCGATGCTGATGCAATCATCAACGGCACGAATATCCAGAACATCACCGGGGGCGACCCGAAGAAAACCCCGAAGACAAGCGGACGCTCTGGCCCCACTGGCCCAAGTGCAGAAGAGATCGCGAACCGGTTCAACAGCGAACTGATCGGCTACGCCCAACAGGCACTTGCCTCTCAGATCAGCCTTGCCGCCAGTGCAGAAGAACGCGCTGAACTGGAATCGCGCGGCGTGGAGATCGCTCGCAGGCAGACGCTCAACTCCATTCAGGCAGACGCGGATTATTCGCAGGCCCAGAAGGACCGGCTGAAAGCAGCGGTCGAGACTTTGGCATTCGAAGAGCAGGCTGCGATAGATTTCCAGCGCCGTGCTGCCCTTGAACGCGAAGCCGCCGACCTCGCCGATGAGAACTACCGCGCAACCGAGGAGGCCATGCGCCTCCAGTTCGAATTGGCGGATACTCAGGCCGAGCGCAAAAGCATCGCCCTTGAGATGCTCGACCTTGAGGACCAGTACCGCCGGTCTATCCTTGAAGGCCTGATCGCCAGCGAAACGGAGACCGAGGCGCGAAAGGAATTGGCGCGGGTAGCGCTGGCTTCTCTGAACCAGACCGCCGGTGCGAGGCAGGAAGCCACTGCACAGCGCAATGAAACCGAGGCCGAACGCTATGTGCGCGGGCTCAATCAAACCAGCGGGCAAATCTACGAAGCTCTCGACGCGATCAAGATCGATGCTCTCGAGGAACTGAATGACGGACTGGTTGACGCGATCACAGGGGCAAAATCCCTTGGTGATGTATTCAAGAACGTCGCGAACCAGATCGTCAAGGACTTACTGCGGATTGCCATTCAGCAGGCGATTATCAAGCCTTTGGGTGACGCCCTGTTCGGCGGTGGTGGCGGTGGTGGCGGAATTCTCGGCTCAATATTCGGGCGCGCATCAGGGGGCCCCGTCTCAGGCGGACAGATGTACCGCGTCAACGAAGGAGCAACCCCCGGCAACGTCGAGGGCTTCATTCCCTCCGGCAGCGGGCAAATCGTACCGCTAGGGCGCATGAACGCGGCTCAAGGCGGTCAAGGGGGCAGCGGGCTCGTGCGCGTCGTCATAGAGGAAGCGCCGGGCTTTGCTGCCCGTGTCCGCACCGAGGCGCAAGGCGTGGCGATCGAAGTCACCCGCCAGGCAGCACCGGCCATCATCGACGCATCGGCGAACGAAACCATTCGCAGGTCAGGGAGGCCGCGCCTGTGACCGAGATCACCGTCCCAAACACCGATGACCTGACGCTGAGCAACCTGTCGCTGGACGCGCCGGCTCAAGTGAACCGTTCGATCTGGACTGGTGGGCGCAAGGTTGTCGGCCTTGCCGGGGCTGAACTGTGGCGAGGCAGCGCATCCATCGACGATCTGGCCACCGAAGAGGAGGAGCGCCCTTGGCGCGTGTTCGTCTTCGGCCTCAAGGGTCCGCAGAACTGGTTCCGCTGGCCGCTGCCTTGCGCGTCTCATATCGGACCAAAGCCAACCGTGGCCTCGGGTGCTGGCGACGCATACACGTTGCCGCTCACCGGCATCCAGCCCAACGCGCGAATACTGATGGCTGGGCAATACATGACGGTGCCTCTCCCTTCCGGACACAACCGGCCCGTCATGCTGATGAGCGATCTTCGCGGCGACGCCTCGGGCAATGCCACGGCTGAATTCACTCCAGCGCTCGGCGAGGTGCCGGTTCTGGGCGCGACAGTTGAAACCGTCGCGCCGTTCATTCCGATGTCTCTGACCGACCCGCGGCAAGGGTTCGCTTTGTCGGAAGGTGTCAGCGGGTCCAGCTTCGATGTCGAGGAGGCGCGCCGGATATGAGCCTTCCCGATTCGGTCCATTCTGCCGCGCTCGATGCCGAAATCATCAAGCCGGTATTCTTTGCCTGGCTAGATATTCTGGGTGATCCGGTGCGCGCGAACACCTCGGGGGCCGATATCACACCTATGGGGACTGGTGACCCTGATCTGGACGGCCACACCTTCCTCGGTATTTCCGGCAATTTCGTCGACATATCCTCGGTCAAATACAGGCAGGGCGGCTCTGATAGCGTGACCGCCGAACTGTCGGGCATCGAAGGCCTGGACGATGACACGCTGGGCCTCATCGGCGATCCGCTCAACTGGCGCTCTCGGGATGCCCGGTTGTGGCGGATTGTGCGGAACGCGGCAAACGTCCAGCAAGGAGGGTTTCACGCATATTACACCGGCAAGATGACCGGGCTTACCCATTCCGGCGACGCTACCCAGCAAAAGCTTCGCGTCACGATTGAAAGCTATCTCGCGGTGTTCTCCGAGGCCAGCAACCGGACCTATCTCGACCAGTCACGTTACGATGCTGGCGACGAATCCGCCCGCGCAGCCATCGCCATCGCAAACGGTGATTACGGCGGGGCAAGTCGAGGTGGGGGAAGTGGTGGAGGCACTCCGGGTGGAGGCGGCTCGCGTGGTGGCAATCGGCTTGATCGGGTGGAATTCTGATGGTCCGGCGTGACGATTGGGAGGCCCGCCTTGGCCGGTTCATTGCGGACAATCGCGCCCGCCCATTCGAGTGGGGCCAGCACGACTGTATCCTGATGGCCTGCGCGGCGGTGGAGGCCATGACCGGATTTGACGCGGCCAAGGCATACCGCGGACAATACACCGACCGCGCGGGGTCCGCGAAGGCGCTGCGCGAACTGGGCGAGGGAACGCTTCTCAAGACCGTCGACGCCGTGTTCAAGCGCAAGCCCCCATCCTTCGCCCAGCGCGGCGACCTGGTGTGGTTCGCTGGCTCGGTCGGCGTCTGCATGGGCGCGCAGGGGCTATTCGTTGGCGAGGAGCGGCTTGCTGACAAGGCTGGACTGACCATGCGCGAGGGCCTCATTGCGATCCCGCGCCGCGACTTCGTGAAGGCGTGGGCGGTTTAGATGTCAAAGGTTTTAAAGGTCGTCGCTGTCGTCGCATCGATCGGTGCAGCCATTGTCACGGCCGGCGCAAGTCTGGGCATATCCGCAGCACTGCTGTCTGGCATTGGCGTTGCTGCGTCCATCGGGGCAACCTTGCTCGCACCTAAGCCCAAGGCACCGCAGAACAGCCCCGAAAGCTTTGAACGCCTCCGAGCGTCCATTGACCCGCGAACGCCGCGCAAGACGTGGATCGGCAACACCGCGGGCGCCACCGATATCCGCGACGAGGAATTCACTGACAGTCAGGCATATTTCCACCGCTTCATAGTGGTAGCCAGTCACAAGGTGCAAAGCATCGACGAGATATGGTTCGATGACAAGATTGCCTGGTCCGCAGTCGGCGGGGTGCAGGGCGAGTTCGTGGGCTATCTGACCGTGGCAACGCGCACCGAGGGCAGCGCGGCCAATGCCATCAACATCAGCGCGCGCATGGGCTCGACGCGCCGCTATACTGGCCTCGCCTATGTCCATTTGCGCTACAAGCTGACCGGCAACAGCAAGAAAACGGACAGCCCGTTCGCGCAGTCAATCACCACCCGCATCACGATTCGCGGCAAGGGTGTGGCTCTCTATGATCCGCGCATGGACAGCACCGTGGCTGGCGGAAGCGGCTCACAGCGCGCGGACGATCAAACGACTTGGGTCTGGGATAACGACGCTTGCCGCAATCCAGCCCTGGCCCTGCTGTTCTACCTCCTCGGCTACGACATCAACGGCAAACTGGCGGTGGGCAAGGGCATACCGCCTAACAGGATCGACCTTGAGAGTTTCGCCATTGCCGCAAACCTTTGCGACGAGCTGGTGACCAAGGAAGGCGGCGGGACAGAGCCGCGCTACCGGGTCGATGGCGTATGGTCGGAAGGGGATGGCCCGACAACCGTCATGGATATGCTCAAGGCGTCCATGAATGCCGACCTGGACGATGTGGACGGAAAGCTCCGCCTGACCATCTTCCACGATGATCTTGCAACGCCGGTTGCTGACTTCACCGAGAACGATGTGCTTGGCGGCTTCGAATGGAACCCCTCGGCGGACCTCGACAACAGCTTCAACATCGTGCGCGGTGTCTTTACCGACCCGTCGAACACATCACTGTATCAGGCCATCGATTATCCGCAGTTAGAAACCGACAGTCCGGACGGCATTGACCGGATCGAGACCTTTAACTTGCCGATGGTGCAATCCGCATCGCAAGCCCAACGCCTCGCTCAGCTTCGTCTGCAGCGCCAGTTGTTCGGCGGGACGTTTTCGGCCGAGTTTCAGGCGACCGCGTGGAAGGTGCAGAAGAACAGCATCATCCGCCTGACATTTGCCCCGCGCGGGTTCGTCAACAAACTGTTCCGCGTGGCCGATATGGAAATTCGGCAGGACGGGGTTGTTCCTTTGGTTCTGCGCGAAGAGGATTTAGCGATCTATGGACCGCCGACTCTCGCTCACCCGATCGACCCCATTGCCAGCACGCCTTACGATCCGGCGCTTAATCCGATCATCCAATCATTTCAGACCGCTGCGAAAACAGTGGTGACGCGCTCAATTGCGTATCCCGTATCCAGTGATGACGACAGCGTTGATATCGTTGCGTTCGACGGCGTACTCAACGATGGCCAAAGCGTTTCCTTCCCTATCGGATCTGTCACCGGCCTCACCAGTGGCGAGGTCTATGCGGTGATCTACAGCCTGACCAGCGGTACGTATTCGGCCGTCCTGTCCCCAGCAACTGCCGCTCTTGGAAACGATACGAACGTGTTCCTAGGATGGTCGACCACCAGCACCGGCGGGGTCTACCCGACGCCTACCACGCCTCCCGGAGGATGGGGTGGCGGCGGCGGGACATGGGAAGCGCCGCCGAACGCTTAAATGCCGTAAAGAAGTCATAATTTCGCAGAGGCCGTTCTAAACCTAAGGTTGACGGCGGTAACACTTCGATCGGCCGCAGAATACCCACTCTACATGGCCGCTATTCCTCAAATCAACATCATAGCCCCCAAGAGGGTGCCGTTTGACGATACGATTCCGGTCACGGTTCTGGATTACACCGGCGCTACACCGCTCATGGAAATCCGTGCAGAGCCGGGGGACCAGGGCGGTGCACTGGTGTCATTGGGCGCATCATCCTCTGGGTCTGAGGGCATAGCGATCACGTATGAAGCCGGATATCTGGATCCAGACACCGGAGATGTCGTTGGTGCCTCCATTGTCCGGATTATCATAAACGAAACAACGCTGGAGGGGCTCGCTTATGGAGCTGATCCTTCGCAAAGCGTGACGCTTTATTACGACCTTCATCTGGCACCCTCGGGCGGCAAGAAGTTCATTCTCTGCGCCGGGGCCTTCATTATCATGCCGGGGGTGACGCTGTGACAATCGCGGTCATCAAGACTGGAGCCGGTCTCCCAATTATTAGGACGGGCGAGAACACCGCGGAAGCGGCGCGTCAGGCGGGGATTGCAAGCAACGCATCCAACGCGGCGGTAGCGGCAGGCAATTACTTCAGCAGCAAGGCCGAGGGGGAAGCTGGGACCGCCGCTCCTGATTTCTTTTCGTATCCCGATGGCGCTGGTGGTTTGATCTATGCCGAGCGCACAGTGGATGGAGGCGGCGACGCTGGCGGCGATTCTGTAATCATCGCCGAAGCTGCAACGCAAGCTCAGCTCGACCAGAAGATTGCACTATCAGCGTTGGCTGCGCCGGACGGTGCCAATCTGTCCGGTTTCCTTCAACTGGGAACTGGAGCAACTCCTACCACCGTTGAGGAAGAGCTAAGCCGGTGGCTATGGCCACAGCAGTTCGGCGTCTCACTCGACGGCGCGACTGATGACACGGCAGGCTGGAAAAAAGCAATCGTTGCTGCCCGAGTCCAGGGCAAAGCCCTATTTCTTCCAAAGGGTCGCACTGTAGTTTCCGATGAATTGATTGATGACACGATCTTCAATGGCTTGGACGGCCCCGCTCTAGTGATGCGCGGCCAAGGCATGAACTCCACGGTTTTCGTGAACAATTGCGTTGGCAAGTCCCCCTTCAATATTGGCAACACGTATTTCACCGAGCTGACTGATTTCAAGGTCGAGGGTAATGGGCTGACGGGCGCAAGTGGGAATAGTCACGCGCTATCGATGGTCGATCCGGACTTTAATTCCGGTACCTTCAAACCCGGTACAGTCTATGTTCGACGCGTGTGGGTGACTGATCACCGCGGGGATGCGACTGATTATGCGGGTAACGCCATGCCTGCATGCGGCCTTTATGTCGCCAACGGCATTAACCTAGTCTTTGACGGACTGTTCATCCAGTCCTGCACGATCGGTGCCTATGTTTATAAGTCCTACGAACCGAAGTTTTATAATTTGGTTCTGGATGCAAATTACAACTCAGGCCTCGTCGACGATCAGAATGAAAATCTGAATATTTACTCGGGCGTTGCGCTAGATAATGACTCCTCTTCTGGGGGCGCGATCGCGCTGCACGACACGTCATCGATCCGCGCAGGGTCGGTTGTACATTACAACTCGCGCGGCTCGAATTATCTCGGCACCAAATACAAGTCGCATCGCTACACCGGCATCTCGGTGAAAGGTGCGACCTACCCGCTTATTCAGGGCAACTGGTTTCTGTTTAATCAGGATGGCGAATACGAGATTTATGGGATCGACAGCGGCCTTCGAGTTCTCGCCAACACCTTCGATCTATCTCCCACTTCTGGGGGCACGAGGTCCGTCCTCAAGCTCGTCATGGGCGGCGGCATCAATGACATAGGGAGCATCCGCGACAACGTGCTTCGTTGGTTCGGCGGGGGTGCCGTTCAGCAAGTCTTCGACATCGACGGAAGTGCTGCTGCAGCCCTTAGAGGTTCCATAACCGACAACATAATTGGTGATGCCACCCCACCGGGGAACGCATGCACAGTTGTCGATGCAATCAGGGTTTCAGGGCAGGCTAGCCAAGTCCGTATCCGCAATAATCGTCTGAATTCCATCACGGGCGTCACAGTCACGGATTTCATCGATCTGAGTGGCTGTTCAAAGTATCCTCTCGATCTGGAGGGCAACCAAGCGATTGCGGATGGCGGCGCGGTCACGAACAACCTCAATCCTGTTATCGGTTGGACCTATGATCCAGCCTCGTTGGCAAGTGGCGCAAGCGTCAGCGTCAACCAGACCTTGACCGGGGTCGCGCTTGGCGATTTCGTACTGCCGTCCTTCAGTCTCGATCTTCAGGGTGTAACGCTGACTGCCGCTATCAAATCTGCGGATACGATTGCTTTCACGTTCAGCAACCTTACTGGCGCGGCAGTAGATCTTGGTTCGGGCTCCCTTTACGCCAAGATCTTCAAGCGGTTCTAGCGATGATCACCATACCGCCGAGCCGCCGTACCGCTAGCCTGGTAAGAGGCCTTAGCATAACGGACACTAGCCAGCCCAGCCTTGGGCTTAACCGAAATGCCGCAAGCGTTTCTTCCTGCCGCGCGACCGTTTGGAACATGGTGTGATGACTGCGCATCAGATCGCGTTCCCGACGATAAACGGTGAATCGCTGGAGGTAGTCGCCCATGTGAGCGGCCCATTCAGCGCAAGTTCGGCCATCGCGAAAGAACCCAAATCCGAGCATGAAAGCGGCCTGAAGATAAACCCTCTGGAGAGAGGGCCACGACTGCAGCCAGTGCGCCATCGCCACCCCGCAGTGGCCTTCTCGTATGACGCCGATCGATGGGAAGATATTAAGAAAGACACCGCCTGGACGCAGGACGCGGCTTATTTCGGTAAGTGCCAAGGTAAGGTCAGCCACGTGCTCGAAGACCTGATTGGCGCAGATGGCATCGAAGCTGGCGTTCTCGAAGGGGAGGCGGGAGTCGATCATCATATGAACGTCGGGCCCCGGTTTAGCAGTCATGCCTTCGACAGAAACATCAGATCCAACTGCATCAAAGCCCCCACCGCGGAGTTCAGCAACGAGCGCGCCATCGCCACTGCCAAAATCAAGAACTCGAGCGCCGGCGGGGGCGAGTTCGCGAAGTCGTTCTACGATGAAGCGATGCATTGGCTCGGCCATCACCGAACAATAGCACCCGTCTTTATAAGTCCGCAAGAACTAACGCGCACGATTTCCCTTAGAATACCGTGCGATACCATGTCCGCGATATCCGTATTCCCGCAGCACATCCAGACAGCAACGAGGTGGCACTCATGAGCAGTGAGCGAAGCCCAGCCAATGCGGCCCAGACCCGCGCAATCGCCGAGCAAGTGGCAGAAACTGCCATTGCCAAATTTGCAGAGAAACACCCGGAAGTCAGAAGGGGCACAGTGGTCGCAGAAATACCCCCGCCGCTCAAATGGGCGGCAATCATTGCCAGTTCCGTCATTACCGTATCAGCAAGCGCCGGTCTGTTATGGCTGGTGTCATCGGTCAGCGAGATGAACCTGACCCTCGCGCGCATGGACGAGCGAATGGTCGGATACATGGAGAACCAGGAGCGCACCGCCGCGGCACTGGAGGCGAGGGTGCAGAGGCTCGAAGGCTATCATAGAAGTGGGGTTAGCCGATGAACCGCAAGCCCATCTTCGACTGTGTGCGAACCATGCTCGGGCGGGGCTTCCGGGATGGCGAAGTGGCCGCGCTCGATCGTGCCATTGACGACGCTACCGGCGTGATCGTGGTGACGGCTCCGGTGCAGGCAATAGGCCCGATTGCCCTGATCGACGTGTCTGTCCTGAAAGCTGCGGCACCGGAAAAAACGGAAGCGCAGCTTGCACCGTGGGTCGAGCCGTTTCGCAAGGCTTGCCAAAAATACGACATCGACAACGTACGGCGCATTGCGTCCTTCCTTGGCGTGTTCGTTGGCCATGAAAGCAGCTTCGAGGTCGGCCGGCGCGAGAACATGAATTACAGTGCGCAGCGCATGTCCGAGGTCTGGCCTTCGCGGTTCGCTGCGGGCGGCGTCAAGGGCAAGCCGAACGCGCTGGCAAAGGCTCTGGACCGCAAACCGGAGGAAATCGCGAACCACGTTTATGCGAACCGCATGGGCAACGGCCCGCCGCAATCCGGTGACGGGTGGCGATACCGCGGCAATGGACCGCCCCAACTCACCGGCAAGGATAATCATAAGGCGTTCGCGATGGAACTCGGCAAGACCGTCGAGGATGCCAGCGATTACATCATGACGCTCGAAGGCGGGATCGAGGCGGCGGCGTGGTTCTGGAACGAGAACCTGATCAACGTGCTGGCCGATACGCCGGGCGTGTCGGACGAAACGCGCAAGATCAATGGCGGGCTGACTGGTCTTGCTGATCGAACTGCGCGGTTCAACCGGATCGTGGCGCGTTTGCTGGAGATGGGGGCGTGAACCAGCGTTCCCAACGTGACGAGCTGATCGTCCTGGCGCTGTTTGGCGGCGGGCTCATCCTGATTATCGTCGGCATCATCGGCGGGCTGTTCCTGACCGAACGTGCCGCTGGCCTGCCGAATTGGGCGGAGAACGTGCTGGTAGCGATAGCGACCGGTGCGCTGATCAAGATGGGCGATGTGCTGTCGGCATTGGTGGCCTTGTCGAACGGCCGGCAGGTCGAGGGTATGAGCCGCCAGCTGGCAAACGCTGGCCCGCCCACTGCGCCAATCCCCGAAGGCGTGGCCGAAGCTGCACAACAGACAGCCGACGCCGCGGCTGACGAAGCCGATTCGATAGCTGCGCGGGAGCCTTATCCCGAGCCCAAGTTTGGAGAAAAACCATGATCGCCCTCTACGCAGCCAAAGCCCTTGGCTTCCTCAAAGGCATCCCCTGGCAGGTTTGGGCGGGGATCGCCGCGTTGCTGATCGTCGGCCTAGCCTACTGCCAAGGCGTAGATGCCGGCGAAACGAAAGAGCGCGCCAAGTGGGAAAAGCAAGTCGCCGAGATCCGCGCCGAGCGTGACGCTGCGATGGCCCGAGCCACAAAGACAGACACAAAGATCAACGAAGAAGGCACTGCCGCCATTGAAGGCAGACGGAAGGAACTTGACGATGCCAAAGCCAACCTGCCTGACCAAGGGCTTACTGATCGCCAGCGTGCTCGTGCTTGTGCCGAGCTGCAACGGCAGGGACGGGGATGTGAAGTTTTTACCCCCGGCGCCCGCTGA